AGTCGCCGTGAATTGATGACAGATAGAAATACTGGTGTGATAAGATTACCATCCATCGGTAGAATGTATCTGTTCATGTATGATCCAAAGTGGGAAAAGAAGTTACCTTGGTACGATGTTTATCCTTTGGTCATACCTTTTGATTATGCAAAAGGTGGATTCTACGGAATTAATCTACATTATCTACCACCTAATGCAAGGACTGACTTGTTGTTAAGATTAATAAAGGCGCAAGGTGGTAGTGGTAATCTAGATGCAGATTTTAAATTAGGAAGATTGACATTTAACGTCATATCTAATTTTAAACCAGCGATACCATGTATTAAAAGATACTTGTACGGACAAGTGAGAAGTAAAGGATTCTATGGTATCAGTGGAGAAGATTGGGCGTATGCAGCTGCACTTCCAATACAACAATTTGAGAAAGCAGATGCATCTACAGTATGGAAATGGTCAAAGTCACAATACTGAGGAAATATGGCAGTTTTTAGAGGTGGAGTAAAAGTAGGAAAGTTTGATGTACGAACTGGTCTATCCCAACAAAGAGGTAGAGGAATTCTTAGACAACTAGGAATTCTTGATGAGAAAAAAGATACCAGAGTAAAATCTAAAGGTGGTGAAATTGACCTCATAAGGTCCATTGTGGGTCGTGGTGAGGGTTTTCAAATGCCTGTTAATTTTAAAGTTCGTTTTGGTTGTCCTAGAGGAATAGATGACCCAAATTCATCAATAGGAATTTCAAAAGTAAAACCAAATGGATTGGAACATCAATCCCATATACTAAACAGGTCACATTCTTTTGGTGGAGAACAAAGTATTCGTGCTGTTTTTAACAAAGCAAAAGTAGCGGCCTCTACTCAATATGATAATGGAATGGATGTATCACAAGCTAGAAGGACTGATACAAAATTAGACTTATATTGCAGTAAGGTTTCCATTCCATCTAAAGCTATAAACATCGGTCTTTACAGAAATTATGGTCCTGCATATCCATATCCACAATCAATACAATATGGAACATTATCTACTACGTTCTATTGTGATGGTGCAATGCATATTAAAACATTCTTTGATGCGTGGCAAAAACTCATATACAATGATATAACAGGAAACTTTAATTATTATAAAGAATATATTTCAGAGTTTGAAGTGTTTACTAGGTCTACAGTTGTGGGAAAAGAAATGACTCCTGTTTCAGCTAATAATGAAGGTAAAAAGAAAAATAAATTTCAAGAACTCGCAGCTGATGTTCAAGGTGGAATAAAAAGTTTTACTAAAAAGTTCAATGAGGTTACAGGGGTTCCAAATCCTCCAAGTGACAAACCAAACAACCCAATTCAAACTCCATCATTTACAGAAACTTATGGAGTCAAGGTATTTGAATGTTGGCCTCAAGAGGTTGGAGAAATTGCATTAGGTCACGACATGACAGACCAAATCGCTACGTTTGACGTAACGTGGGCATATACTAGATGGAATCCATTCAAACTTGGAGATCTTACTGTACCAGGCAGAGGTAAGGTTAATCTCTCAGTTGGAGAGTTCAGAAATGAAAAAGATGGGTTTCCATTTATTGAAGATTTACCACCAGAACTATCTGGTCCATTAACAGGAGCAATAAATCAAGCAGTTACTACAAGTCCAGCGTCAAGGGCTTCAGTATTATTTGGATAATTAACATTAACAAGGTGAAAATATTATGTCATTACCAAAGATTAATACGCCGGAATATCGGCTGACTATACCCTCAACTGATGAGGAAATAAAGTTTAGACCTTTTCTTGTACAAGAAGAAAAGTTATTACTAATTGCACAACAAACAGGAGATCAAACTGCAACATATGATGCAATCAGAAGACTGATTGAAAACTGTTGTTTTGGACAACTCGACATTGAAAGAATGCCTCTATTTGACATGGAGTACATTTTTATCAATATTAGAGCTAAATCGGTTGGTGAGATTGCAGATTTGAAAGTTACTTGTCCAGATGATGGAAAGACACAAGTAGATATTCAAGTTGACTTGACAAAGATAAACGTAGAGATTTCAGAAGAACATTCTGCTCAAATAAAACTGAATGATGAAATTAGTTTATTGATGGCCTACCCACATATGGGTATGATGACTCAGGGCCAAGGAAAAGACAACATTGAAGCAATGTTTGATTTGATATGTGACTGTATGTATCAAATCTATTATGGTGAAGAAATATATGACTGTTTGGATTACACACAAAAAGAAAAAATGGATTTCTTGAACAGTTTAACTCATGACCAGTTTGAGAAGATTCAAAAATTCTTTGACACCATGCCTAAATTGAAACATGATGTTGAGGTCGTAAATCCAAAGACAAAGAAAAAGTCTACAGTAGAGCTTGAGGGTATAAACTCTTTTTTCTAATCGCCCTCTCGCACATAAATTTACAGGCTTATTTTGATTATAATTTTGCATTGATTCATCATCATAAATGGAGTTTATCTGAAGTTGAAAATATGTTGCCGTGGGAGAGGGACATTTACGTATATAAACTATCTCGTTGGGTAGAAGAAGAAAATGAGAGAACCAGAGAGTATAACAAAAAGATTAAAGGTTAAAGATGGCTGAGGAAATGAGCCCAGGGTTGACAGCTCTTACGGCATTAATGCAAGAACAAAATAACATTTCAAATGAAGGTGGAAAAACCATAAAACAGGTCGTTGACGAAGCGAGGAGAGCTAACGAACTCCAAAAGGCCGCCAATGCTCAGAGTAAAAATAATGCAGATAAAGAAGAAAAGGGAAATAGTCTCGTTACACGTTTATTATCTGGAACTAATACGTTTTTAGGAAAGGCTAATGAATATTACAACTTTGCAAAAAGTTACTCGTTAAAACGTGCTAAAGAAGCTGATGATGCTGCAAAAGCTGCACTGAGAAATGCTAGTAAATTAGACCCATCCAAAGCTGTCGCAAATGTCGCACAAAAGGCCGCTGATTTTGCAAAGGACATCCTCAGTCTTTTAGTTAAAGGTGGTTTATTATTTGGTCTATTCAAACTTCTGCAATATCTCTCTGAAAGAGATCCAAGAGAACTTCTAGCAAAGGCTAGGACTGCATACGAAGAATTCTTAGAAAAATACCAAGGATGGATTGATGCAGTTGCGAGACTTGGTGCAGCTGCAGCTATATGGAAAACAGCAGAATGGTTGGTCACAGGAAAAGGTCCAGTATGGTTATTATGGAATGGTCTGAAAGCATTGTTTGCAGCTGGTGGATTGGTTGCAACATTAGCAACATCAGTTGGAACCTGGGCAAAAAGTGCTCTTTTTGGAGAAGAAGGAGCAACTAAAAAATTATGGAGAGCTTTCAGAAAGGTCTTTGGTGCAGTTGGTCTTATTGCAGATTTAGGTAAAATCATAGGAACATGGGCAACAAGTGCAATATTCGATATAACTAAAGGAGCTTCCTATATCTTATGGAATGCATTCAAGGTAGTATTTGGTGCAGATGGACTTATTGCAGCTTTAGGAAAAACTGTAGGTAATTGGGCAAAATCTATTCTATGGACAGAGGAAAGTCCCATCAGAAAACTTTGGAATAAAGTTACTGACATATTTGATACTAAAGTTAGATCTGTAACAAATTATTTTGACGGACTTGGAGAAAAGATAAACATCTTTGGTGAAAATAGTCAAATCAGAAAAATTTGGACCAAGGTTGACGATATCTTTAATGTGAGAGTACAAAAGGCAGTAAAGTTCTTTGATAGTTTAGGTGATGTATTATTTTTTGGAGAGAATGGTGCATTGAGGAAACTCTTTACATTCGTTAGTGGAATATTTGGTGGAGAAGGAAAGATAGCAAAAGGTCTTGTTTCTGTTAAAGAAGTGGCAGAAGACTTTACTGGAGAGAAAAGTAAAATAAGAGGATTTTTTGATTTCCTAAAAGGAATATTCGGAGCAGATGGAAAAGTAGCCAAAGGGTTTGCATCGATATCAGAAGTTGCAGGAGATTTCTTTGGTAAGAACAGTTCTATTCAAAATATCTTTAATAAGATAAACAACTTCTTTGGTCCTGAAAGTTCTATATCAACTCTATCAACCAAACTATCAGAGTGGACTACCAAATTTAAAGGTTTCTTTACTTTTACGGATGCAGCTGGTGAGGGAGCAAAAGGTGCCAGTGGTATAAGTCGATTGTTTGGTTCTATCGGTGGGTTGTTTGGAAAGATTACTGGTCTTGTTACATCAGTGACAGAAAGTTCCATATTCAAAAGTATTACAAAATTCTTTGGAACAGGAATACGATGGATAGGTAAAATATTTGCACCTATCGGTTGGATTATGGGGTTTGTTGAAGCTGTTACTGGATTTTGGGATGGGTTCTCTGCAAAGAAAGGTGATGAGAGAACACTGTCTGAAAGGTTACTGGATGGTCTTGCAGGAGCAATAAACGGACTGATTCAATTCATATTCATTGATACTATTAAATTAATTCAGGACGTAGTAAACTTTGGTATTGGACAGATAAACAAGTTTGCAGAATTTGAATTATTTGGAAAGAAGATAACTGCATTTACTCCTATTGAAGAGGTAACCTTTGGAGATGACCTTGCAGTAGCAACTGAAAAGTTTATAAAGGATAAGATTGGTTCTGGAAAACTTGAGTCTGCGAAGAAGAGAGAAGCTCAGATTCTTGCACTAGAAGAAAAAGGAATGACTGAAGAGGAAGCAATTAAAGCACTTGATAAAGGTGCAAATCTTGCTCCAAAAGAGTTTGCTATGACTCCAGAAAAAGTAACTCCCATTGTAGAGGAAAAACCTGAACAAATGGGAGCTAGTGTATTTACCGATGCTAGAACCAGTCAAACTAGAATTGACCAGAGACAAAGTATACTTACTTCAAATTCTGCTCAAAACGTAGATGATGCTATTAAGGTAGTTAGATAATTAACTCGCAGCTAACTTCTCAAAATACTTCATGGTATCTGAAGAAGAATCAACCGATTCTGTCATCGGAGTTCCGCCATCAAACGGAGCTTTAGAAACGTCTGGGTCACTAAAAGAATCCTCTACATCCTGAGCAATCTGCTCAGCAGTTCGATTATCTCTATGTTCACCAAGAACACGTTCCATCTTCTCCTTCAACTCATCATAAGTTTTGAAGTTAGATGGGTCATGAAAAGGCTTCAGTTTATGTTCTGCGTTATACGCCTTTTCCATAACTGACTCATCCTTATCAAGAGGTGCCGGCACATCAAACTCTGATTTGTCATAGTTCCAATAACCATCGACTTTACGAATCTTCAGTTTGAAGTTCGCTCCTTTCCAGAGGTCAAAAGGATTCACAGGGGTTTCATCCTCAAATTGAGGTTGCATTGCCTCCATGACCTTATCAAAGATCTTCTTACCAAACTTATACAGAAAAACTTTTCCTTCGTTCTCTGGGTGTTTGGGGTCCGCCACAACGTAAATATTTGTGTAATATGACAACTTACGTTTCTGTTTACGGGCAGTATCTTTGTCCGCCTCAGAACCAGAATTCCAGAGTCGGCGATTCATTTCACCAACTGGGTCATTCTTATTGATGGTAGTGAGACTATTCTCAATGTACCATCCGCCTGGTCCCTGAAAAGAATGTGAGAACATACGAATCCAAGGAATCTCCTCTCCTTCTGGAGCAGGAAGAAATCGGATTACTGCAAAACCATTACCTGACTTATCCATTTCTGGTTTCCAGAATCGGTCATCGTCAAATGATTTTGTTTCGGGTGAGCTCTGTTTCTGGAACTCATCCAGAAGAGCATTTAGGTTGGACTGTTTTTTAAGTGCTGAAAACGACATATTTTCCTTTCGTATTATCGTATTATTAATATTAGCATATTGAGCGAGAAACCAGTGAGGACTCCCCCGAGCCCAGGTTCATCCCCTTGTTGGCTCTTCTGGTATCTCACTCATATTTAGTTTCCATAAAGCTTTCCAGCTTACAGGAAATTCCCTTCCACAATAGAATGCAATCTTATCTGCAACTTCTTTAGACTCATACTGAGCATCTGGAGAACATCTAAGATTACATACCCTTGCAAATGCATAAAGTGTACCAGACCAGTACCACTCTGTCATCATACTTTGAG